GCAACAACGTTACTCATTGTGCCGTCTTGATAATCGGACTCAGTAATTGTAAGATTGTTGGCAACAACAAAACTCATTGTGCCATCGCTGTAATCTGATTGTGTAATCGTTAACGTATTAGCAACGGTATCGCTAATTGTTCCTTCTTGATAATCAGAATCGGTGATTTCTAATGTCTCACCAGTTGAATTGCGAAGCGAACCTAGGTTAAAATCTGTACGAATAATAAACGAATCTTCCATATCAGAAGTATCAATTAAGACATCCCTGATAACAGAGTCAAACATTACAACACCAGAGATTGAACCCCCAGTAATTGTAATACGATCAAAGATTTCGTATTGGATCGCTTGAACTAATTCTTTACGAGTAATGTTCTTTGTGCCATCGTCACCTTGGACAAGGTTAACGATAACAAAGAGGTCTTCGGAGCGTGTATTAGCGCCTGTAATTGGACCTAGTTCTGAAATTTTAGCCATTATTCAGCCTTGCAAATACCTTTATCTTATTATTTATATGACCAACAATATCAAAACTAATTTTTATTTTTGTTCGCTATTACACGAGCATTTATTCTCCAAATCATTCACTTTTTGTGTCAGTTCTTTAATTGCTTCAACAAGCAAACCAACAACGTTTCCATAACGTAAGGCCTTGTGGGAGTGGCCGTTTTGTTCTACTTTATACACTACACCAGGAAGTACTTTTTCAACTTCTTGAGCAATGAGGCCGGTCATTATTTCTTTTGGTTTATCCTTGTATGCAAAAGTCACACCGCGGATTTCAGTAATCTTATCTAACGCATTTTCAATAACATTAATGTTTTCTTTTAAATTAATATCTGATGCAGTACCGTATGCAGTGATATCCCCTTCAGCAATTATACTACCGCTTGAATGAAATAACGAAATTTTTGTATCAGTCCCGTCTCTTAAACTTATATTACAATCTTGGGCCATTAGACCGTTGGTAGCCTTGATTTTAAAAGCGCTTTGAGATAATTCTGCATAGTCGACTGATGTACCACTATGACGAACACCCATTTTCCATGCGTGATTTACGCCAACGGGTGTAAGATATCCATGACCATTTGCGTCGTCGTATTCAAGTTTAATGCCATCTTCTGAACGCAACTCGGTGGCGCCAGTAATTATGTCAGCTTCTATATCATCAGCAAAGGTTTGTTTTGAAGTCGCAGTCAAAAGCGCATAATTCGAAAGAGCGGTTGTCGTAGCATAATTTGACAAACTGATTCCAGTAGCAACCTCAGTATAATTTAAACTAATTTCTTTGTTGCCATTAGTGTCTGTAAAAGTAATTCCGTCACCGTCAACAAACGCGGAGTGTGCTCTCGCTCTTGTAAAATATTGTTGCCCATTATCAGATGTTGCGCCAGCTCCTTCTGGAACATTTGCAGTTGTGAAACCTGCAATTGATCCGGCTGTGATTGCGCCTGTAACCGTTAATGCGCCGTCGATTGTAACTGTATCGTCACCGTCGCCAACTGTAACGTTGCCTTGTACTGCGAGAGATGGAACAGTCAATAAACCAGCCGTTGAAATTTCAACTGGAGTTGCACCAGTTCCTGCATAAATTGTAAAATTACCAGGGTTGGAATCCTTCATTCCAACGGTCCATGAAATCGTGCTGTCAGTATAAACTGTTCTTCCACCACCTGCGCCGTAACTAAATGATGCACAAGTAGCAGAAGTGCCAACGATTTGAATTGGAGCAGAAAAACCGATTGTTGTTGCAGCTGTTGTCGATCCAATGCTATCAGTTGTTAATTCATTGGAATATAGACCTTCAAGCGTGATATCACCAACGAGCGTTAAATTTCCGGTTGTACTATCACCAGCTGCAGTTCCAGAATCAGCAGTTAATATAGAGCTTCCAACTAAACCCGCAATTTGGTTCGTTTTATTTAACCATGTTTGAAATGTTGCGGTTGTTTCGTCGACGACCCCGATGTTTTTAGCCATTTTCTTTGCTTTCCAATTTTTCTATTTTTTCATTAATTGAAATTAAACTTTTTTTAATTTCTATGATGTCGTTGTGAAGTGCATCTACACGACGATAGTAGGATCTTTCCATTTTATATTTATTTAAAGCCGCCGTGTCGGTATTTAAAACTGCCCCAGTGTTTGGGTCTTTCACATAACTCATGATAATGCAATCCCTCGATAATCTTTCACTCTTGGAACAATATAACTTGTATCAGACAATAATTCAATCTTAATCGCAAATCTTCTAAACCCTTCAAAATCACCAGCGTTACTTGTATAAGTCAAAACACCGGCGTTTTTATTTGCATCAGGTACTTTGTAAACAAACTCTCGATAATCATTCATATTTGATGAAGAACAATATTGATTCTTACCTTCTGATATTTCAAGTTCAATCCAAGGAATTGAATCAAATGTATCGGAATCGAATACGTTTTGTGGTTTAACATAAACCCTGATATCAGTTGTCGATGGGCGATAGCCAGTGAGAATGACACTCAAATCATCTGCATCTGAGTCTGAAGCTAATTCAATCCTTTTTCCAATATATCTTGTTGTTGTGGCTGGATTATTCGTTGATTTAAATTTGTATCCGATCAGTTTCGAAACTTCAACGTCAACCACTGGGGTTGTAATTGTGTTTCCTTTATTCTCCATATTAACCGTCAGCTCAAACTTTTTAGACCTTGTAACATCATTTGAACGACTGTAGATAGCTGCCCCTTTGGTATTGAAATAATTGTTATCTGAAAATTTCAAATTCCTTGTATATGTTACAAGGTTATCCAAAGGATCGACAAACTCTCCACTTAATGTTGTTTTTGTTGCGGTTGAATTCGCTCGGCTAATAAACGGTTGGAAGTAACTAAGCTCAATATTATCAACCGAAGTAATTACAGCCGTTGCTCCACTCAATGCGCCGATTATTGTTTGACCGCCTGAAAAAGCTCTAACTGCGTTTGCTGTACTATCTTCAAGATGAATAATACTTGGAGAACGGAAATTGTAATAAGATAGTTCTCCTTTAACAACCGGTGCTGCAGTTACTGAAGCTTGGAACCAAATTGGAGTTTCCATTGTCATTTGGGTTGCACCATCAATTGACGCAACTTTTAAGAATTCCTTTTCTCCTCCACCGCCAGTAAACAATACCCAATCACCGGCCGCATACGTGTCTGACAGTGCCGTGCCAGTAACAATTGCACTATTAGTTGCAACTGAAACACTAGAGGCGGTACTACCACTTAATGGGTAAATTGTATAAACGTCTTCGCCTTGTTTAAAGATTCCTAGGTTTTGTTCTACTGTAAGGAATTCATTATCTTTATTAGTTAACGTAACAGTACCAGACGTTTGAGAAAATACATGCCGATATAAAGTAAATTTAACATCTTCGTCTTGATACGATTGCCAAGCACGATTGTTGGTCGAGGTAAATAATACTCCATCACCCCAATCTTGTACGACAGCCTTTCCTTGGGTCGCACCTGGAGTCAAGTCATTCCCACCAACTTTTGATGTAAACGCCAAATAATCTGGATCATTTGCATCTGGCATAATTACAACAGCATATTCTTTTTCAACGTCAAGGCGAACTGGCGCATGAAATTCAACTGTCGTAGCAATCGACGCATTATCTGAAACACTTACTTCGCTTGGTCTTAAATTAACGTTTGAGAAAGGCAAAATGATTGCAGTAGGATAACCATTTTGTACTTCTCTTATCATTACGTTTACGCCGTTTGTGCTAGACTTTCTCTTAAAATATAAATCAATTTTAGAAACGTAAATACAATTTGATCCACGACCCATACCATTTTTAATAAAGAATGTCTGAGCCAAAGGATCTCCAATTCTGAACCAAGGTTCAATAATAGGCTCAATAATTGGAGCAGGATCTGGTTCAACCGGTTGAACTGGAGCTGGAGCTTCTCGAGTTGGCAAATTCCTAGTTGTCGTTGTTTCAGAAACGCCGTACGTTGGTGTTCTTGTTGAAACTGTAACTGATGAACTTTGTATAGAGAAGTTATATGCATTATATGCAATAAAGCCACCAGAGTTTGAAGCAGACTTAATTGAAGAATATTGATCTACGTCATAAATCTCTAAAACTCTTTCTCCTACCAAAAATGTTCCTTCAGGCATATCAAAAACCGCGGATAAAGTTCCTTCGGAGTCTGTAATTACAGAATCACCAGCGCTACCTGTGGGTCTAATGCTCCCGATAGTTGCATTTGGTCCACCTGGTAAAATACCGGGCTTAACATACTGATCAACTTTAATTTTATCGAAATAAAAATAATGTCTAGTGTTTGGTCTCAAACCTGACATGAATACTTTAATTGATTTTCCTGCCATGTACGGATTCATCTGTACATTTTGTACGAAATCCCCGACATATTGCTCGGTTACTTCTTCGCCAGTAATTTCAAGAGATCTTGTTGTAACCGTTTCAACGCCACCGCCTGTAACAGGATCGTCACCAGTTACCGTCGTTGTAGAATCAGTGATCGGCGAAATTTCTTGCATATTATCAACGAAGTCTTCCATCACCGCGGTCGTATCTATGTCAACGACAACCGGGTTTGTTGTTGTATCGTATGCGGCATCATAGATTGGACTAATTTGGCCTGTGCCAGAATAATTGTAAAAATTACTTACGCAATTTCTAAAATTTGTTGCATAAGGCTGAGAAATAACTGCAATATGATTATTTCGTTCCAATGTTGCAACTTCAGGAGTTCCTGAAGAAGGGAACAAACTTGCGCCACTCGATGATGCATATTTCAAATTAATTGGAAACGTTTGCAATGACGGAGTTAAAATCTTTTGCTTGTGATGAATTGCCGCAGTAAAACCTGGATCTCTAATATTTGCTAAATTGAAATCATTAAATGGTTCTGCAACAAATCCATTCTTAAATCTTGAAAGACCGTTTTCGTCTCGAATATCAAGGTTTGCTGTTTCAGCTTCTAATTGACTCAAAGAAATATAATAAGCAAATTTGTCGATCTTCTTTTCTAAATTATGAAGATCTTTCATTGTATAGTTCTTAATACCTTTTTGAACTGCTTTAACTGCATATTGTCTTTTACCTTGTTCAGAAGCTTCTTTTTGAGACAAGGCAGGATAACCTACAGTAATTTCACCGATGACTAGCTGATCATCATCTGTTTTAATTGGTCTTGGAAATTCTTCCTCTTCACCTTTTATCAATTCAATTGAACCGTAAGAATCCGCAACTAAAACATCAACTCGGCCAAGATAAAATTCAATATCCGATGTTCCAAAGGAATTCACCGCTGGTGTTAAAGGAGTACCGTTATTATTAAAGGTTAACGTTTGCGCACCAACGAGGTCGTTAATAGTTGGGGCTGTAATTGCGTTTGCGGTATAACTTGCAGCAGGCAATTTGTCGGCGTGCGGTCTAAAATCAAAACACTCTCTTAAATTATATTTTTTGCTACCATTTTCAGCTTCGTAAACAGGTATTGTTCCAGCTGCTAAATTTGTTGGGTAACTTGAAATAGTAAAATAATATTCTCCTGACGAAGTTATAACTTCAAACGCCTTTAGGTTAACGGTTAAAGTTCCATTCGCGGGAAGATCTCTTCCTTTAATATATTCTAAATAAGAAAGATCATAATAAGCATCTTTTTGATTTGTTACTAATCTAAAGCTGCTAGAATAATCCTTTCCTGATGCATTAGTAACACTAACAATTTGGTATACGTCAGGAAATCCTAAGTTATATTTTGTTTTAATCGAATCAAAATCAAATTTTATATACGTATCCCTTTCAACTTTTGCGTGAGGTAAAACGTTTACTAAGTTTTCGTTATAATAAACTCGACAATCCCCGCTTGTTGTGCCTTCAGCAATTTCAATGATTATAGAATTAGGTGCGGTAGAAACGCTTGTAGGAATTAATCTAATTCCTGATTGGTCAATCACAACAAGATCATCTTGATCAGTCGCAAAATTGCTGTTAACTGGCGGAGTTAAAGTAATAGTATCAGGACTGCCGCCAGAAATAGAAGGCGTTACAACTTGAAATTTCCTGACAGGAATTGTGTTTGATGTAGTTGATTTTAAATTACGCATCCCTGTATCAAATACTAATGCACTTTTTGTTGATTCTTTTAAAGTAGCATTTGATACTTGGATATATCCATTTCCTGGATCAAAAATTCTTTCAACTTCAGAAAACTTGTAATTTCCAGTCATTACAATACCACCAAGATATACTCTTCCTGGTGTTACGTTAACGATAAACGCTGTACCGATATTAATTGCACCGCCGGCATTTTGCAATGTTACATCATTGTGTCCTAGACCAATTGTTCCTGCATACGCATCAATATCAACCCACCCACCATAATTAAATGAAATTGGTTGATTTGAATTTGTTTTTGTTCCAGTAACGTCATCAATATCTATTTCTCTTTGCGCATTATTTTCAACACGGAAACCTTTAACATACGCAACTCCTGGATCAACGATTAACTTTAAATCGCCGTTTCTTCTGTCAGTTGTTAATTTAAAATTCTTTGAAATATAATTGCCCGATTCTTCAAACGTACGTCTTGCTAAGGTTTCATTAATTACATTATATTGCGAAACGTCTCTTAACTGTACCGCGTTACCATTCTCGTATCTTTGCAATGCAAAGAATGTTGATTCTGTATTTCCAACCGCAGTATCAAAAACGGTCAAAACCGGCGTAAGTTTTAATCTGTCTGCACCGGGAGCATTTTCGTTTTGAGAACCGTTTGCGTTATCGTATAAAGAGTCATCTTGTAGTGCATTGATAAAGTTTTCATTAACATCGAAACCAACTGATACACCATCAGGTCTGTTTGTGTATTTTGCAACTACTAAAGTTTGTTGTTCTGAATAAAGAAAATGCCCGCGCTGAAAAATAATACCAGGAGATACTTGAATACCAAATGAATTACCAGTAGGATCTACACCGGCTAAGGCGGTTACGTCAACACTATTTGTTGCCGAAGGCAAGGGGATAGTTGCAACTGGATTTGTTTCGCCAAATGCCAATTCTCCTACTTTGTACTTGTATAGAGTAATATTTAATTCTTCACCGGCCTGGAATGCTTTAATTGGTGTAACGGCGTCTGGGTCGTTTGTTGTTAGATACCTAATAAAAAACGTATTAAGATCTGGCGGTCTTGTTTCTAATCCTCGAGCTGCAGAAATAATTTCAGCAGTAAGACCACTCGTTGCGCCAGTTAATCTGTAAACGTAATCGTATTCTGTTTCAACTTCATTTACTGTTTCTATTACTCTTCTGCTAATATAAGATAAAGGATCCCAACCTTCAACGGTATTATTATCGCTAACTCTTACAAATTTCAAATCATTTAAATTAGTAAATGTACAGCCTTTTACAACACTTCCTTCTTTGAAAATATTATCGCCAAATTGCTCAATTTGCGACTGAAGAATAGTTTGCAGTTGCGTTAATTCTCTTGCTTGAACCGCATACCCGGGTTTAAATAAAACTCGATGATATTGATTTTCTACATCAAAATCATCAAAATATGGGGCGGTGTTAAGATCTGTATTAATTGGCATTTACGTATCCTTTAATATTCAAATAGGATTTTGAATTCTTCTCTTGAAAGTGCTGTTCTTGATAATGGGAAAAAATCTTCCATGTAATAAACCTTTCCTGTTCGTTGAATATAATCAGAAAAAGTTACGTTGTCTACTATTGGAGTATTTATTGCAATTGTTTCACTAGCCGTATTAAGCAAATTTAAAGTTATATCAAATGCAGTTGTTTCTCCTGGCTGATTTGGGTATAGGTTTGAATATTCAGCTATATACACAGTGTTTGAACTTTCGTCAATCTCATGGACCACCCCAGAAAATGTTGTTTGACCATATTGGTTAACTTGTGTTACAATCTGATTCGTTGCAGTTAAATTATAATTATCGGTTATTACTGCAATCCTATTATCAAATACTTCGGGAGGATTTGACAAAGCAGGATCAAATTCTGGATCTTTTACAATTCCAACGCCGTTATAGGTATTGGTTGCCCCAATTTGAGCATTGTCATCTCCAGTAATATATCCATATAATAATGCGTGTCGACATCTAAGTTCGTCTAATAAATCAGAAGCATGCCCATCTTTAGGGGATAATACTGCTCTAATCTCAGCACGAATATCCGTTGTTGTCGGATCTTCAGGGACAAAGTCAAATGCTGGGTCAACAACTCTTGCTGAAATGGTATTATATCCCGATCCTTTTTCTAAAATAATTGTATCATATATTGTTCCTGTTGAAGAAACGACTGGGATTGCTCGAGCTCCAGTACCGTCACCAAGTAACTCGATTGTTGGTGAAATTGTAAATGAAGCGTCTGCACTGATATTATCAAATAAAGGATTTGCCGTATTGTGTGGTAAACCGTAAGTAGGCTGATCAGGAAAATTATCAATTACTGTAATTGTTGCTTTATTATTTAACCCATCATAAACATAAGTATCGATAACATAGGCATCCCCGTTTTCTCCACCAGCGTTGATAAAGTATATTGTTTGTCCGGTATAATAATTAGTTACTGGAGACCAACTAGAATTAGTATTAACCTGTAAAACGCCACCGCTGAAAGGAGGCCCATTTAAACTTCCGCTAACAGTTTGATAACCTACATTCGAAGATGGATTTGAAATAATAATATCTGATAATGGAGACCCTCCTGTTGATGAAACCGGATCAACAGTAAAATTTCCAACCACTGGGATATAACCTAACAGATTATAAGCATTAAACTCAACTTGTGGAATTGAATACATATACTGCCATTTGTAGTTATCAGCCGTTGTATAAACGCCAACACCTATTTGTTCTGTATACTTTGGTGGATCATTGCAAGTATTACCGTAATTATTAAACAAACATTTAAATACTTGATAAGACCCAGAGTCGTTTTGATTTGGTCCTACAACAGCATAGAATTTTTCATCTTCTAAATCTACAATATCATCGTATTGAACGTAAACTTCACCAGTCTGCCAAGGATAATACCTAATCATATAATGCATATCAAAAGTACGTATCTTTTTACCAAACAGTACCTTTGATAGAAATTCGTTTTCCGACGCAATTGCATTAATAGGAGTTACTGATTCAATACCAGAAACAAACACATAATAGTCTGAAGTCTTTGCGTCTTCAACAAATTTCCTTACAGAATCTGTTTTAAATGTTGTTGTTAATACTTCTGCCATTTTTAAATCCGAGGAATCTTTTGTTTATTTATTTCTTATACACTAATGCGTAAATTTCTTCTTGGGTATGTTTGCCCAGTAGATGGTCTTGCTGTATGAGTGTTGCTTCTTAACAACTTTGTTTGACCAATTTTTCCTAATCTTACGTATGCTGGGAAATGCGCTTTTTTCTGATCTCCATCTTGCCCTCCTAATACATTTCCACTTTGGAATTGATTATAAAGATATTCAGCGCCGGTGTCTAATTTTTGAATAACAATCCACATTCCATAATGCAAAGAACACTGACAGAAAATATTTGTGCCGTCTCCTCCTCCATTTGTAAGTACATCATCGACATCTATTGTTACTGTACCATTATCCGTGCCTTGCCCAGTAACTCCGGATGAAACCAAATTAGATGATCCGCTTGAAAGAGCAGTTTTGACATAAAAAGGATGACCCGGTGCATTAACATTAAACGTTATTGTATCACGACCCTTAACCTGCAAGGTGCTGCTTGGAAAATTTACTCCGTTAAAATATTGGCTGTGAGTACCGCCAGTAAAAATATAATTAGTAGATCCGTTAGAGCCAACAGTAAATGTATAATCGGTTGATTCTAATTGATCCGATATTTTCCCGTATTCGTATACTTCAACGTCAAGACCGTTTCCGACCATGTCAAACATTCCACTAGCTCTGATTGGAGTAGTGGCCGAAGGTACATTAGAATAATCTAAACTTGCGGCGGCTTGTACATTATATCCTCTATCGCTAGTTAATCCATAAGGATTGGTTTTTGCTTCTGTTCTTAACCAATTTCGTATATTATCTCTTGTAGGAAAAGAACCGTTTCTATAAAAATACCAATCCATATAACAAGCAACAATTCCAACAACAGTAGGACACGCAGAAGATGTTCCTGAAAAATATCCCCACTTATAACTGTTGCTATCAACGACTTGACCGAAATTTGTTAACGCAGTCCAAGTTCGTGAGCCTTGTCCGTATACGTCAATGCCAGGACCTTTCGATGAATAAGGTTCCGGATGAGGATACAATTGACTAGCTTGATATGCGCCAATGTAAAACGATTTTTCATGCCCTAGTCGTCTTCCTCTTAACGGATAATAAGTTGCATCAACCACACCGACAGAAGAGGTAGTAACTGCTGGGTTTTCGTCTGCCGCAAATGCTTCAGCAACACTATAAAGACTGGAATTTGCATCTACTGTTATTCTGTTATTATATTGAGGACTACCGACTCTAGCAAATATTGAGGATTGATTCCCAGCGGAAAAAAAGATATGTAAATTTCCATCGCTTGCTCCGTCTATAACGGCGTCTAACAAAGTATCCCAAGTTGCCTCGTTCGGGGTTGTATTTCCATTCAAAATAAAAGTGCACCATTCTGGAGTCCCAGAAGATCCTCTTGGAAGAACTCTTTGGACTTCAATGCCATTATTAATAAAAGCAGAATAATCCCCACCCCAACCACCGCCAGGTCTATTTACAATTGTTTCATTTCCTGCATCATCATATGTTGTAAAGGTGCTAATATCATCAAGTTTAACTGCTCGCTCTTGAAAATAATCGGACGTATACCCCCAAGAACAATTTATTATTGTTGCGTTTCTTTTCCCGGTCGAAGGATTAACTGGTTTCGCATTGTGCCAATTTAAAACGGCTTGAAACGTATCAGAAACTGGATCTTCTGTTTGGTTGATTAAATAAATGTTAGATCCTGCAGCCCAACCGCAGTTTAAACCAGCAGCTGCAGAAGCGCAAGAAATCATATGTTCGTCAAAAACTGTGGGCCAATTGTTTGATGTCGTATTATTCCCAGCAAAGTTAACATCCGCATCATAAGTAGACCAATCAATTTTTTGAATTCTTAAACTTCCTTCACCGTCCATAAAATCTGGATGCGTTGTTACTTCTGCGGTTGTAAATCCACCGTTGTCTAAATCTGTAAGATCGCCAATAACAATGTCAACGGTCGAGCCATCAAAATTTTGTTCTATAGAAGTGGATCCTAAGTTTGTAACATAAACTTCATTAAAATCAACGGTGCATCTTCCAAATTTGCCAGTTGATGTAGCAGCAGGAATCCCAGTAGAATAATGAAAATGCGCAGGGATCCAACTCGTTGTAAAACTTGCGGCTGGCTGACTAGTGTTGACTGAAGAATTACCAGTTCTCGTTGTTGGGTTATAGGCGTGTTTTATTGTCTTATGCTGTTCTTTACAGTCTTCAACCAAATCCGTCCAACCTTTTATTGTTTGACACTGGTCTTCAGTAATTTTTACACTAAGCAATCTGCCTAAAGATGATAACCTATTTCTTAAGACAAAGCCACTATCGTTTAGCCTTTGAATAAAGTCATCTTTATCTTCATCTTTATGTAAAAGTACCAAATGGTAATTTAAGTCAGACATTAATTATCACTCTAATTTTAATGTATTGATAGTTACTTGAAGATTTTGCTGCGCAGCATCTAAATTAGTTACACGAACAGGGATAATTGATCCACCGTCAACCCACCCAGCAATTGCTGGTGATATTTTAATTGTTGCACCAGCGCCAGTAATAAATTCTGCAACTAAACCGGCGCCTTCAGCTGGGTCTTGTCCTTGAGTTCTAGAATTGTCCGCAGTTCTTGCCGCGGCATCGGTATATACTCTAACCCAAGCTGCGTGTGAAGTAGTTACGGAATGAAGATGATATGATAAACCTAATGTCGCTGCGGTAAAATCTTGATCTGCTGACGAGGATGCGCCAAGAGCGGTTGAAGTAACACTTTCATTTGCTCTAGATGCACCACTACCACCGCTAGCAGTTGCAAATTCTAACGCAGTTCCACCGCTATTAACTTGTAAAATTTGTCCGGCAGATCCTAATGCCCCAGGAGTGTCAGATAAAGCCACGAAAGTATTAACACCAGCGGCAGGAGCCGCTACAAATTCTAATGCAGTTCCACCGCTATTAACTTGTAAAATTTGTCCGGCAGATCCTAATGCTCCAGGAGTATCTGTCAAATCAATAAACGCTGAAGCGCCACCACCTCCAGAAACAGTTGCAAATTCCAATCCATCTGCACCACTGTTTACTCGAAGTACTTGTCCTGCTGTGCCGTAAGATGAAGGAGTATCAGTTAATTGTAATGAAGTTGTAGCAGCACCGCCTGCAATAGTAATTGTTTTTGTTGCACCAGTGCCTGACGCAACAACGCCATCACCAACAAAATTTAATGTTGTTGCACCGGTTGTTAACCCAGTACCTTCGTCTTGTACTGTGAGAGTAAATCCACCACCCGCTTGAGGTACCCAAGTATAAGTTCCATTGTTATTTGATTTTAATACGTAATCGGCAGTTTCTGAATTTGTTACTTTTGTCGTATAAACAAAAGGATTAAGAGGATCTGTATAACTTGTAATGTCCGAAGCAGAATTATCTGAAAGTAATTTGCGCCAAGTACCGTGTGCATAATACAATTTACCAGTATTGTGCGCATGTGCAACACATCCATGATATATTGCTGGATCGAGCGCAAGTACGTCTGATTCTTCGTCGTAAAGAAACGAAAGTTTATTAGAAGTTCCAACAAGCTCCATTTGCCCATTAGAATTAATTAAGTTTGTAACTGTGTTTCCACCTAATGCGTTATAAACTTCATTGAAATTCTGGTTTGTGGCATCCATTGCAACGCGAAGTGGATCACCTGTTCCGTCATTAGGTTCTGCACCAATATTAATTGCTTGCTTTGCCATGGTTTCTCCGTTTTTTTCCTATACTATATTTATTAGTTAATTTTATGAAAGGCTATTGCCGTCGTTATCAAAATATTCTTGTATAACTTGTTTTACTTCTGTAGGTACAGTGTGCCCGCCGTTTTGGTTAACTCCAAATACTACTTGATGAGTATTTGATCCTATTGCATATTTGTAAAGACGCATATTTGAATATAAACCAGATGTAACGTATGCCCCTGCTTTATTTCCGCTAAACCCTTGAGACTTAGCTAAATAATACGCGCTGTCGTCGGCTGCAAATACAGTTGCGCCTGAAGGAGCGGCGCCACCACCAAATGGCACGGTTGCGTCAACACTTCCGTTAATTTGGAAAAACTTTCTGCCAGTTGTTGAAGGATACCACAAATTATAACCATGATAATCTAAGTTATCACCAGTATCTTCTTCGTCTCTTGGCTTCCAAAACTTATCATTACGATATTGATTAATTTCCATTTGAGAAATCACAGGGCATACAATATCTAAACCGTCACCCATATATTCTAGACCAACCCGTAATGCTAAAGCACCACCATTTGAGAATCCTATAATACGTATTTTTGAAGAATCGACGTTAGTAAATTTTTTAACTTCATTAATCAATTCTGCAATAACAATGGTATCTGGCGCGTCGGATTCGTTTACAATATTCCAACTGTTTTGATAACCAGTTGGAGCAATAAGATGATGATCGGTTAACAAGCCATTAAAGGCAGTAATCATACCAGCACCGTCGCCGCCAGCCCCATGTAATAAAATTATTAAAGGACGTGGACCGGTTCCATCTGTTGCAACTCTAATACTCGAACTATATTCAAATGTTCCTTGGGACCAGGTAGCGCTATAATTTAAATTTGTTCCATTAGTCAAACTTCCAACTGCGTC